ACTTAAAGAAGTTGTGTAAATCTACTTTTGCCATTGTGTTTCTCCTTATGAACCGAAAATACGACCCCAGCCAGTGCCAGGTTTACCTTGATCTAACCAACGATACTTGAGAACATCTTTAGTGTAGATGGTCTTCTTACCGTGTTCTACTGGTCCAGTATAGTTGTCATTCAATGAACCATAAGGATCGTTGATGTAATATCCTTTAAGATCTGGAGTAGTACCAATAACTACGACCATGTGACCGCCAGTTGGAGCAGAAAGAGAACCACGATGGAGAATACCGATAACCAATGGACGCCCAGCAGCAAGCTCTCTATCAATATCAGCAAACCCAAGGTTGTAACTAAAATGTGACTTAACCCCATAAGAAGCAAGAACTTTTGTCTGTACTTCGTGATCAGTTGAGTCACCAATTGCGAACACTTTTTGAACATAAGCATCATCACCCTTTGCACCTTTAAGAGTGCCTGGTTTGAGGAACTCCAAGCACATTGCACACGATGAAGAGTTGCAAGTCCTATGTGCATCTCTATAGTTATCTACTTGATTGAAATATGGAACTGCCAATACTGGTGGAGTAGGTGGTTTAGTTCTAAAAATTTTGATCCACTCTGTTGCAGAATCATCCATGTATTCAGCAGGAAGATTATCCTCTAACCATTGAACTGCTGCTACGTGATTTGCATTTGTATCATCATAATACTTAAAAAAGTTATGAAGATCTAAAGTCATGGAAATATTTACTAACACATAACTTATTTATTGATTTGCCAATCAAAGTAATCTTTTCGATAATACCTAGAAAGTATATTTGAATTATAATATTTTGGACATCCATCATCTAATGCTTCTGTCAAAACATTATTTAAAAACAATTGTCTTGTTTCTTCATAATTTGTTTTACCAAGTGTTTTATGAAGAGATACTATAGTTCTTTGAAATTTATCCTTTCCATATTTCTTTATATCTTCTTTGAGTTCTGGACAAGATCCGTAATACTTTTTCCAATCAGACTCTGATTTACTTCTTCTACTTGCTCCTTTTTTCTTTCGGAAACTCCAGAAATATTTTCTACCAACATAACTGCGACCAGTTGTACCACAGTCAATACGATAAACAAAACCAAAGTAATCTTGAATATGATCAGACTCAAAAACTTCTCCAAGGTATATCCAAGGGTTTTCATAACTCATTTGGGTCCCTAATAATATTCAAGTTATTTATAACTATAACTTATCTTCAACCCTAACAGAGTGATTATAATCATAAAAAAAGCACCTGTCAAGGTGCCTTAATGAATTGTAATATTATATCAACCTTCAAGAATTTCAGCCATCCAGTTATCACTCATATTTCTAATGATATTATCAGCATCTTCAATTGTTGATGCAAAGTTATTTTCAAGAAGGTATGATGCTACGAATTCATATGCTTCATATGCCTCCATATTGAGTTGCTTTTTCTCTCTAGGGGTCAGGGAACCTCTTTGTGCTCCTCTTGCTGCTTGTTTTGCTTTTACGGCAGGGTCATTAGACTTATGAGCGTATCCGTGAAGACCAGGACTTGAGGAAGTTGTTTTACGGAAATCACCTCTTTGTGCTCTAGCAAGATTTTGTCTTGCTTTAGGATTTACACCTCTTTGACCAAAAGTTGGTTGATTTTCAAGTGCAGTTGCTCTATCTGCTGCCTCACCACCACCTGTTGATTTTGCAATCTTATTACGAATTGCAGTTTCATCATAACCTCTCTTAGCCATTGCAGTTGCTTCATCAACAATCTCAACTTCTTCTTTATTGTATGACTTGTTCTTAGTCATCGCAATTGCTTTTTCTTTGGGAACACCAGAAGCAATCATTCTTGCAATTTGAACATCGGCAAAGTCATTATCACCATCTTGGTCTTGATCTACTTTTTTCTTTGCTTCGTAGATTTCACTATAAGCTTCTGCAATATCTTTTAAAGTTTTTGCACTTCCCCAGTTGGACATTTGTTTAAAAAAGTACTTTCTAATTATATTTAGGGATTATTTGTCTTCTACTTTCACCCAAACCCCTCTAATACCCATAGTTCCACCTAAAAGTTTTTGTGCATTGCTTCCATCTGGTGGAAACTCATAATAAATTGCATTCTCTATAATTGCTCTTTGAGTATTAGTATATTTGGATTTTTGCATTTCTTTTAAAATATTTTCATTTTTCATATTGATAGTTCGATGCTGCTTTTCCCACCTCTCATAGTTTCTTATTGCATCATCTACGTCCCCCTGCACTCTCAAATTTAATAAATGTGGGTCGTGAATAATATAATCATTTAACCTTGAACCAGGAGCAATACGTCTTTGTATCTTATCAATTGCTTTATATATTGTATCCTCTGGAATATGAGTACATTGAGATAAAGTACCAACAATACTCGTTAATACTACCCCAATGATAGCATATTGTACTATCGTTGTTTGTTTTCTTCCAAAATTAAAGTTCATTTAAGTTCTCACGGAACTCCTTAAATGTTTTTTTCTTTATCCAAGTATCTGGTGTTTGATGATGCTTCCCCACAAAAGCATTATGAAGTTGTTTAGCAGTAATATCATACTTTTTCATTATTTTTCTCATCAAATCATCAATTGATGAATAAGAATATTTTTTAAGATAAGGAAGTTTTTTTTCTAATTCTATTACTGCTTTATCTATCACTTTGTTCCTTCTTGAAGAACTGATTTCCAATAAGAATAAGAACCCAAATCATTTTCTTCTTCAATTACAACTTCTTCCTGTACTTGCTCTTCAATTACTTGTGTCTCAACTTTATTTTCTCTAATGAAAGTATTCCAATATTCATAAGGAGATAACTCCTTATTTTCATTTTGAATGTTTTCTTTTCCTGGAAACTTAATGAGCAATTCTTCTTTGGTTGCTTGATAAGAACGAGACATTGGTGTACCCTCTTTGTTTGGTTTTACTAAATGAGTTTTAATTTTTGCCGAAGTTGGTTTGTTTTGTTTTTCTGCTTCAAATGATTTATGAACTTTTGCAGCATCATCATACATATGAGTTTTTGATGCTCCACTTTGTTTTGCAATTGCATTTGCAACTTTTACTTTTTTATCACCAATATCACCACCTTTCATTCCACCAGTATAATGAATATTCTTCATAGGAACATCAATTCCGTGTTTTTTCAAATGTCCGTGAAACTCTTTTGGATCATCAAATTTAGAACGAGCAGTAATTAAATGAACGTTCTCACCTCTTTTTACTTGCTTTTGGAGATGCTTAATTACTTTTTTATTTGGACTTGAAGTTTCTTTAAACTTTTTAGCACTTTGGAATTCACTGAAATCATAAGAATGTCCTTTTTGAAGTTTATGAGTATTAAACTCCTGATTGCTTAAACTTTGAACTCTCTTTCCTGATGAATCTTTTACGTGTACCTGAACGTTTGGTTTTCCTTTTTTGCCGTGTGAGAACAATGTCTCATCTACATCATATGCGTGAACTGTTCTTTTTGGTTTAGTTCCTCTTGCTTTTTCTTCGAGATTTTCAATCTCTTCTGTTACTTCTACTTCTTCTTTTTGTGCTCTTTTTGCTGCATAATAAGCACCAAGTGCTCTTTTAATTCTTTCTTTTTTACTATCACCTTTAAAGGTTTTGCTTTTTGAATGAACGAAATCACTGATTGTTGCACCAGCATCAGCACCAACATCAATTTTTTCACCAAGTTCAGTTTCTTCTCCAATCTTATTCATATTATATAACTTTCTTCCAATTGCATCTAGTTTAGCATTTTTTCCACTTTGTGCTCTATCTCTTTTTCTTCTTGCTAAAATTTCATCTGCTTTACTTGCAAATTCTTTCTGTCCTGCAATGTCTGGATGCTCTGCTGCTGCCCCTTCTGCATAAACAGCATTTTCATACAAGTATTTTATATCGTGAATACTGGACATAGTAATTCTATGATGTTTCAAGTATTTATAAAAAAAGAGGGGTCGAAACCCCTCTCATATCACAACTGAAAACCAGCAAATGTATCTTTCTTCATATCTTGCTTAATACCACCAACAACATAACTTTCGACTTCTGTTTCCTGTGGTGCAACTTGAAGACCTTTAGAAGAGATCCAATGTTCAGTCCAAGGGAGTGGATTATTCTTTGCAGCAACATCATAAATTGGTTTAATTCCAATAGATTTCATACGACGATTTGCAACCCACTCAACATAGTTACCAAGCAACTTATCATTCAATCCAATCATTGAACCATCCTTGAATAGGTATTCTGCCCAACGTTTTTCTTCATTTACACAATTTTCAAAAGCACTTTTTACCCATTCCTCTTCTTCTTTAGCAATTTGTTGCATTTCTGGATCATCTCCTTCACGCCACTTATTGAGGATGTTTTGAGTAATAACAAGGTGCTGATTTTCGTCTCTTGCGATGAGAGAGATAATTTTAGCGGATCCTTCCATAAGTTTGAGTTCACCAAATGCAAAGCTGCAAGCGAACGAGACGTAAAACCTGATACCTTCGAGAATATTGACATTTGCTATTGCACGATAAAGTTTTCTTTTTAGTTCCAATCTTTCTTCTCTTGAATTGCCAGCACCTTCTTGTGCGTGAATCCAAAGATTTGAAGAATCATAATTATGAGCAGAATTAATAAAATCATCATAAGCACCAGTTACTGATGATGCCCTTTCAAGAATTTTTTCATTATTCAAAATAGAATCAAAAACTTCTGATGGATCAGAATAAACATTTTTGATGATATAAGTGTATGAACGGGAGTGGATCATCTCCATAAATTCCCATACTTTCATACATGCTTCCAGTTCAGGAAGAGAACAGTATGGTGCAAATGCCATACCAGGTCCTCTTCCTTGAACAGAATCAAGAAGAATTTGATACTTCAAATTAGAAGTAAAAATATGTTTTTGTTCTGGTCGAAGTGTTTGATAATCTGCTCTATCTTTTTGAAGAGAAATTTCTTCTGGACGCCAAAAGTAACCTAATTGTTGCTGAGTAAGTTTTTCAAAAACTGGATACTTATAAGAATCATATCTTTGGATACCTAATGGATTGCCAAAAAACATTGGTTGTTTTTTGGAATCAACGTCATTCGTATTAAAGACGGTAATTCCTTGTAACATTTTTGTTTCTTGCGAGTTTACTCTAAATTTTGCAACTTTCACAGTCTTCTTCTCCTGAATTTAAAATCTCATTCACCAAATCATCAATACTATTTACCTTTTCTTCTTTCACGTCATCTGTCTTATTATCATAAGTATTTTGATAATAAGATGTTTTCCAACCATATTTGTAAGTTCTCAATAAATCTTGAGCCATTACTGAAACTGGGACTTCATTGTCTGGATAGTTTTCTGGGTTGTATGACCAATTTCCACTGATGGCTTGGTCAAAGAACTTTTGCATAATGGCAACAATGTTAATATACCCACGATTGTCAGGCATATCCCATAAAAGAGTATAATTATTTTTGAGTGTTGCATATTGAGGAACAATTTGTTTAAGTGGTCCTTTCTTGGATTTTTTAACCGATAAGAACCCACGAGGAGGTTCAATACCATTCGTAGCATTAGAGACCACAGAACTGCTTTCTGATGGCATCTGAGCAGTAAGAGTAGAGTGTCTCAATCCAAACTCTTTAATTGATTGCCTTAAAGATTCCCAATCGTGCTGAAGAGGAATTGATGAGATTTCATCAACATCCTTTTTATAAGTATCAATCGGAAGAATTCCTTGAGCATATTTAGTTTCCTTAAATGCACCACAAGGACGTTTTTCTTTTGCAATCTGATTAGATGACTTAAGAAGATAATATTGGAATGATTCAGAAAGTCCATGAACTGCATCCCATGCTTCTTGGGAATCATATTTGAATCCAAGTTTAGCAAGATAATGTGCCAAACCAATATAACCAATTCCAAGTGATCTACGAACCTTAGTTGAAAGTTCCGCAGCAAGAACTGGGTACTCTTGATAGTCTATCAGTTCTTCCAGTCCACGTACAGACAAATCACACAATTCTTCAAATTCTTCATCGTCTTTTACTTTTCCAACATTAATAGCAGAAAGAATACAAAGTGCAATTTCTCCCTTACCATCAATATGCTGAAGAGGATCTGTAGGAAGTGTGATCTCCTGACAAAGATTGCTCATATTCACTTTGCTTATAAAAGATGAATGTGAATTACAATGGTCAATATTCATAATGTAGATACGACCCGTCTCAGCACGTTCTTTGAGGAGGTTAAGAATAAGTTCTTGTGCCTTGACAGTTTTTTTCTTAATGGACGGATTGTTTTCATATCCAATGTAGAGAGAGTCAAACTCAATTGTTCCGAAAGTATCATATAGTCCAGGAACATCGTGTGGAGAGAAAAGCGTAATCTCACCGTCTTGAATAAACCTTTCATAGAACAATTTGCTAATCTGAATGGAATAGTCCAGTTTGCGGACACGATTATCTTCGGTTCCTTTATTATTTTTGAGAACCAAAATATCTTCTATTTCTTGGTGCCAAATTGGGAAGTGAACAGTTGCTGATCCACCACGGATGCCATTTTGAGTGCAGCATCTGACAGTTGCTTCAAATTTTTTGAGGAATGGAATAACACCTGTGTGCGTAACTTCTCCACCTCTGATCTTGCTGTTGATGCCACGGATTCTGCCTGCGTTGATACCGATGCCAGCCCTTTGTGAGACGTATCTGCCAATAGCCATATCACTACTAAAGATACTATCGAGGGAGTCATCAACATCAACCAGAACACAAGATGCAAATTGACGAAGTGGTGTTCTAACTCCTGCCATAATGGGAGTCGGGATGTTGATCCTGTGTTTTGAGATTGCGTCATAGTACTTTTTGACGTATGAAAGACGAGTTTCCTTTGGATACTTTGAAAAAATAGTCGCAGCAATCATCATATACATGAACTGCGGGGTTTCATAGATTTGACCAGAACTCCTATCTTGTACAAGATACTTATCAACTACTTGACGAAGACCAGCATATGTAAACAGATAATCTCTAGTGTGCTTTATGAAACTACCGAGTTTATCAAGTTCTTCTTTTGTATAAGAATCTAAAATTGCAGAATCATATACTTTTTTTTCTACACATTTTTGAATATGATCATAAAAATCAGGATGCTCTTGAAGTTTTCCATAAAGTGATTTGCGAACAGAAAAAAGAAGTAGTCTTGCAGCAACATATTGATAATTTGGGTTTTCCAAATCTATCAAGTCAGATGCAGAACGAATTAAAATTTCTTGAATCTCTGCAGTAGTAATTCCATCATAAAATTGAATCCCAGATTGAATTTCTACTTGAGAAGCAGAAACTCCAGAAAGATCTTTGCAAGCTTCATCAACCATGATATGAAGTTTTTCAAGATCTAATTTTTCAGTGTCACCACTTCTTTTTACTACTTTTGTGCCATTACTCATACTCGTTTCCATCCAATAAGTTTTGCTTTTGCTTCTAGTCCCATAAAGGTGTTTTCCTTTAATATTTTTTGGACATTAATCCCTGATAGAATCATATCATTTTTTTTGTTTTTGGTCAATAGCATATCATTAATGTCCTAAATAATAAAAAATAATAAAAAAATGTATTGCGTATATCTCACTATTTACACTGGCAATAAACTCCCACCATTTTATATTGGATCAACTTCATTGAAAAAAATAAATAAAGGATATAAAGGATCAGTAATGTCCGAGGAGTATAAACATATTTGGAATACTGAATTAAAAATTCATCCAAATAAATTTAAAATTAAAATATTATCATTTCATGAAAAAAGAAAAGATGCTTATATAAAAGAAGAAAAATTCCACAGATATTTTAAAGTAAATGAAAATCCTTTATATGCAAATAAATCAATAGCAATAGCAAATGGTTCTTTTGGTGGAGGATTTTCTGGAAAAAAACACACAAAAGAAGAATTAAAAAAAATGAGCGAGGCATCCAAGGGAAAACCTCGTCCTTGGTTGAAAGGAAGAAAAAGACCAGACCATTCCGATAGAATGCTCGGAGAAAATAATCATATGTATGGTATAAAAGGAGAAAATCACCCTTTATATAAAAGAAAAAGAAATGATAGATTTTGTTGTTTATTTTGCAAAAAAGAAACTATAAAATCAAATTTGCGGCATCATTTATTGTGCGGTCAAAATATTTTAACATCTTTTCCATCCTAATAATTTTGCCTTTGCCTCCAATCCCATAAAAGTATTATCTTTAATAATTTTTTGAATATCAAAAGAACTTATACCAGATAAAATTAAGTCATTAATATCCTTTTCTTTCAAGTCATTCGGCCAAATAACGATTGGAAGTCGCATTTCTAGTGCCTTTTCCATTCTATCAACAATCTGTTTATTTCGTTTTTCATTATCATAAACCATCACAAAGTCTGTTTCAAAGTTAGATAGAAAAAACATATAGTCAATGTCAGCACCAACCATTGCAATCGCATTATCTACAAACATACTATCAAATGGTCCTTCAACAATATAAACTGTTTTGTCCCAATCAATTTTATCTAATCCATAAATTTTAGGATGAGATTCATTTAGAATGATTGTAATATATTTAACCTTCGAAGACTTCTTTAAACTTCTTCCCTGATAACCAAAGATTTTGCCCTTGTTTATTAATGGAATAATAATTCTTGGTTCATCGTATTGAATGGAATTAAAAGTTTGTTTTTGTGTATTTGTCCATTCTTTGAAATTCTCACAATAATATAATTCAGAAAAGTA